CAGGTGTCGTTGGTTGATTAGCTGGAACTAAACCTGCGTATTTACCTTCATCGTCAACATAATATTGCTGACCACCATATCCAGACGCATCATCTAAAGTTCGAACTTCCATAATTAACCTCTCATAGCTTCGGTAACATTACTTAAAGCACCCATGTCGCCTTGACCCAATCGTTTTTTGATCTCTTCGACTTTGTTCATTAAGTAATCTGTCATTTGGTCTCCACCTTCAGGCATTGGTGCTTGTTGTTGTTGTTGCGCAACATTGCCGAAAGCTCCAGGATTTATAGGTCTAATAGATGCTAGGATATCATTCACCTTGTAAAATCTCCTTTTGCATTTCTATTGCGTTCTTTTCTCTTTCCATTTGTATTTTAGATGCGTTCTTTTCTCGCTCTAATTGTAGCTCTGATTCTAGCTTCATTACTTTGGCTTGCAGATCTGCTTGAGCTTTTGCTGCATCTATTTGTAATTTTTGTTGAGCTTCAGCTTGTTTAATTTGGATTGAGGACTGTGCTTTAGCTTGGTCTGCAGCAATTTGAGCTTGCGTACGAGCTTTGAGGGCTTCAGTTTCGAGTTGAGCGAGTTGCTGTGCATATTGTAATGGGTTCTCTTGTTGACCTTGTTGTTGTGCAGTTATTGCTGCAATCTGCTTCATCTGAGGAGCTTGTTGTACAACTTGTGCTGCACGCTGGCTAATTAGATTATCGAGTTCTGGGTCGATGTCTTTTGCTTCATAATTTGTAGACTTGTAATCTGGCACTGGTGGCAGTGGCACGCCAACTCCTGCTTCCATTCTTGCTCTGTACAATAACGCAACGTGTTCCGCAATATGAGCAATTAATATAGGTTGCATTGCTTGAGCTCCAGGATTGCCTCCTAAAGACGGATCTTGAATAAACTGCATATGGACTGCGATGTGCGAGTCGTGATCTTGCTCAGGGAAAGCTTTTATAGGCTTGCCATACATAATCGCCATGTTCTCGTCAATCGGATCTAACCTCGGAGCATCTTCGGGTTTTAAAAGTATCTCGTCAATGTTCGGTATGCGGATTGCTTCATACATACGTTTGTAGGCTTCATACATATCGTGCATCTCAGGAGCGGATTGAGCCATCTGTAAAACAGACTGAGCTTGAGCTATCCTTTGGGCAGAGCTAAAAATGTTGGGGTCACTGACGGGTAAGACATCAATGCGATCATTAAAGTCTGCAGCAAAGATTTCAGAACTGCTTCCTATTAAAGAAAATGTAAATTGCTCAGGCAAGTTCTCTGCATTCAGGGAGGAAATTAGCTTGAACTCTTGACCTTGGGCATAATGCAACCTTTTATGAATAGCTGAAAAAGACTTGCTGCCTTGCTCGATTAAAGCAACAGTCGATCCAACAGGTGCATTCGGATTTACATCCCCAACATTTAAATCAGCAGTGCTAGCAAAACGCTGACCTGCGTCTACAATAAAGCTTAATAAATTAAATAAAGATTGGCTAGGTTCTTTAAACGGCAAAGGCATGATAGCCTTGTTAACATCGTCAACCGTTGCATCGAGATCAACAAACTCTCCAGGATTGACTTGTATCTCGCCACCAGAGACTCTGCCTCGTAACTTAAAGCCACCTTGCATATTCGCAAATGCAGCTGAGTCTAATAAAGCTCGTAAAGATCCAGTTGCTGCTTTGCCCAGTCCACCAATAAGATGAAATAAACCAAAGCCATAAAAACCCAATCCAGGAAGGAACTTGTAAGAAACAAACCACTCCCTGCGAATCTTTCTTTCATCATCTTCATGCCAATTCCTACGAATGCTTACAATGTTTTCGTTATCATAATCTATTGTTACAACATAAGGTATAGCAACCTCAGCATCTTCATCTTCGAAGTTCTCATAAACATGCATCTCTAAAAGAGTCATTATTTCATCTTGAGCATCGTCACCATATTGATCAACACCTTCGATTTCACCGACTGTATCTCCTGAAGGATCTATGTCACCACCTTTATCGTCACTAGGCAAATAATACCCTGATTCAACATATCGGTTGTAATCATTTTTAGGCATGCGGATAACATGCGTGTAACGTGGCGAAGTTTGAATGTCTTTGCTCTCTGGTGCAACAACAAAGTCTTCTGCTTTTACGAACTGTGAACATTGCCTGTCTAGATTGCTGTCCCACCATATCTTTTTAAAAGTTTGTCCGACGAGAGGCAGGTGGAATAACATCTGGTCTAAGTCAGGGAAGTACTCAGGCATCTCTTGAGTTATCTGATAGTTCATAAACTCACGAACCCTGCGAGCTTGTTCTTCTAGCTCTTCATTAGGGTCACCAATGATAACAGCCTTTACTGGACCACCACTCGGATAAAGTTCTGCGATAGCCTTCGCATTGAACTGGGTTGCAGCTTCTGCAATCATAGGATGCACAACAGTAGACAAGCCACGAGTTGCTCGCTCATCTTCTGATTCTTCCATCCCACCGTCTGGGTCTAAAGTCTTGAGACCTTTTTTGTATCGCTCTTCCCATTCAGAACGAGCCTCACGGTCATTATCATAATAACGAATTAAATCTGAAGCTTTGCTGACTAGATCTTTTGCAGGCATGTCTTCAGCTAAGTTAGTGCCGAAGTTTGTGTCTTGCTCTTTTACATTGTCTAGTTCAGGATCTCCTATTAAGACTTCATCACCAATCGCTTCAACTTGTAGGTCATCTGCAGGAGCAGATTCTGCAAAGGGAGCTAACTGTTGTTGAATCGCAACTGGTTTTCTAGCCATATATTGTTATCCTTTGTTTTTCCTCATAATCGTCTTCTTCAAAATCCTCAGAATGTGTAACAAACCAACCTTTTCTTAATCTTAACCAAGCCTGAGTACATGTGTCAACTATGTCATCATTATCGGTTGCAGGGAATGCTGCACAGATGTCTATTAAATTCTTAGCCCATTTTTTGTCAGATGGAAAGTAAATTCTTCCATCTTCTAATAATGCCGAGCTTGCATGGGCACGAGCTTCTTTATCTCTGTCAGGCATATACTCAAGAACTGGCACACCTGCCATGCGTAAATCTTGCAATAAAGATTGGCCAGAAGCCTTCTTTTCTATCAACACTGCGTCTGGCTCCCAGTCTTGATATGCTTCTTGAGCGAGCTTTCTCAGCTCAGGATAACTAACACGATCATACCACATTTCTAAAACAATGGCACAGGTCATTCCTCTTTCTTTAAAAACACCCCATGTTGTGCGAGCAGAATAAGAGCTCTTTTCTTTTACGCTGAATGCAGTGTCCCAAGATTGCAATACATATTCTATCTCAGGTAAATCAGGATTGTCCCATGGCACCCACCACTCACGTTTTAATATACCGCCACCTTTGGGCATTGGACGCTGTTGCAGTTGCCCTGCGGATGCATAACTGCCTAATGATCGCTCTAGATTGTCTAATGTTTTAACGTCAATTCTTTCTGGCCAAAGCAATTCACCTTCTTTAGTTCTAGGATCTGTAAAACCTAAACGAGATCTTGTTGGTGTTGGGTGACCGACTTCATAACGTGCAGGAATGCATAAGTGATCCCACTCCTCACCGAGTTCATTTGCAAGTATGTGGCCAGTGAGGTCTCTTTCATGAACTCTTTGCATGATAATAATAAACGCACCAGTCTTAGGATCGTTAAGACGAGTCTGCATAGCCTGATCCCACCACTCTAAAACACCATCACGAACTGTTGACGATTCACTCTCTCGAACATTGTGCGGATCATCAATTACGATTATGTCACCACCTTCACCTGTCAACGCACCATCAACCGATGTAGCGATCCTTGCACCAGTCTTGTCATTTTCGAACCTTTGCTTTTGGTTCTGGTCGCCTGTTAGCTTAAAAGACTCACCAAAGTGTTGTTGATACCAACGGCTGTCAATCAACCTCCGACACTTAACCGAATCTCTAATAGAAAGTGACCCTGCATAAGATGCATACAAGAACTTTTTGCTTGGCTGTATGGTCCAAGTCCAAGCAGGCAACGCAACCGCAACCGAGATAGACTTCATATGCCGAGGTGGAATATTAATTATAAGACGCTTAATGTCTCCCTCAACAACTGCCTGCAGATGTTCGGATATAGCATCAATGTGCCAGTTGTCGTGAAAGTCTCGTCCTGGTTCAATCGCCTGCCATGAGTTTTTGGTAAACTCCTTCAGAGATCTCCTCATTCTCTCCGCTCGGATCTCCTTCAATGACAGCGTGTTCAAGAACTCGTTCAATTGTGGTGAGGTCATTGTCTGTTAATTTGCTTATGTCAAGCACCTTTCTCTCTTCTATTTGTGCTGTTATCTCAACAGCCTTTAAATCAGGAACACACTTGCCAAGCAAAGTCTTCGCAGCCATAACCCTCAACTCAGGGTCAGCTCCAACCTTACCAACATGTTGCACTGTTCCATCTTGATCCTGAGTGTAAACAGGAAACATTTCTTTGCCTTGCATAACCGAAGCTAGAAATCCTACAGGGTCAGCTTGACCCATGATCCAATTGATTGTGGCTGGATGGTTCCACTTTTTATAACGATCTTGACGATGTTGGGCTGGCTTTTGATTCTTTAAAGGCTCAACAGATTTGAACTTACCATCCCACTTTTCTGGCTCAACCTTGCGACCATTGTTAATAGGTCTTTGAACTTGAACTTTCTTTCCTTTGTCTGAAACCACGTTGCCCTCCTCTCAACCTTGACTTGCAGCGGTCAACTGTAAAACAACTGTAAACTAATTCTACAAAAAAAGAAAGCCCACTTTTTACAGTGAGCTTTTTGATCTACTCCGCAACTCATCAGTGCGATTAATGTCCGTATGGAAATGAATGATCTATTTGATAACCGATATTTCCATAATCATCTTCTTGCAGAAAAGCGTCAGCTCCTTCCTCATTTAACTTTTCTTTCACAGCATTAATTATTGCTAGATTTGTTTGACTTGCAATTTCACTCTTCTCTTGATCGCTCCCTTCAGCAATGTAACTATAATTAACATTTGGCTTGGGTTCGTCTAGCTCTAGAGTTATTTTTACTTCTACTATCATAAATTT